TATCGTACATTGTTTGCATAATTAGTTCCTTATGTTTTCAAAAGTAATTATCTTAGCAATTTCTTCACCAAGATCCTTTTCATCTGTAATAATGTGTAAACTATTATCAGACCTATCTGTTTTCCTATCATAAACACGGTGCTCAATTACATACCCACCGTTTGCTCTATAAACTGAAAAATTCATACCCCTTGATTCGATTCTACTACTACTGCTTACAAGTGGTTGGTCTGATTGTATTCTTGCTATTTTACCACCATCATTATCTGAATTTAACCAATTATATAACCATTTTTTAATTTTAAACATAATCGTCAACTTTTTCAATATTTAAATCACAGTAGACCCAACATTCTGTTTCAGTCTGTATCCAACCTTCACTTTCCCAACCGTCGTAATAATCTTCTTCCCAAAGTTCTTCAAGTCGTTCTCTTTCTTCTTCAGGCATATCATCAGGCCAAATAATATCACCATACCAACCATCGTCTAATGAATCTAATTCAACACTGTCAATGTTATTTCCATAACTATTATTCATGTCAATACAGTTTGAATCACTATTAAATGGTCCTGCATTTTTATCAAATTCAGGTTCATTGTCATCAGTAGTAGTTACATACCAAGTACCCCAACGAAAGCCTGAAATTCGACGGATAGCCATACCGTCTTTTTCCCAAAACTCATGTTCTTCAACTGATTTTTTATTTGCTGTACTTACTTTCCAAGTTGCCATTTTATACCTTATCACTCATAGTGTAATCGTTAACTGGTTCATCACTAACTAACAAAATATCATTGTTATCTACTTTTCGTATGGTTTTTACTCCATCACCGTCATCAATCTTAACACCTCTTGTCCAGCGACCATGACTAATAAGGATATATTGGCCAATCTGTATGTCCTTTTGTTCTGGTCCAATAGCATAAACTTTAGCCCATCTTGGTCTAATACCAGATGATTTCATATCATCGTTAGGAATAACAATACCAAATTGGCTAATACGCTCATCAAAAGCCATTTCAGATACAATTACTGTATCATTTAAAGGCCTTAATGCTTTAATTTTATATGGTGCAAATGCTGCTTCTTCACTCATTTCTTCTTCTCTTTACCTTTAATTTTTTGAATTGCTTCTTCATCTTCATCAGGCATTTCAAATTCCTTTTCGAATTCAGAAAGCTGACTTAAATCAATTTCAGAAGTAGGTTTATGTACAGTTTTTTGTTGTAACCCAGACACTGCTCCTTCTACTGCTGTTTTATTGGTAACAGTTTTGTGATATCTTTCATTAACTTTTTCTGTAGCCTTTTTAATAACATTATTGTTACTATCAACAATGTCACCTCTAGCGTTTAATTTTTGGTTGCTTACTGCCCTAGTCATTTCATACTTTGTAGCAAGAGCTTCCATATCTATCAATTTTCCATTTGCTGTGCGTCTTAGTGGCATAAAATCCTCACTTTAAAAATTCCTCTATTGAGAGGTCATAGTAAAGACTATTTATTCTATGGACCCCTAGTAAAAACAATACAAAACTTGCAACACTTGATCCTCTACCCACTCCCCATACAATATTATTTTTTTGCATAGTATCAACAAGATATTTTAAATATTGCAATAATGGAAACATATCTCTTTCTTGAAACAAAATTAATTCTTGTCCTACTCTTTGTAATTCTGCTTCATTAGTACATTTGTTTAACACATACTCTGCAATATCAAACTGTTTATATTCATCAGGTATGAACCAATTACTTTGATTTATAATATCAAATTCTTCTCTGGTTAAATTAACTTCTTGGTATTTTATAAATTCAGGAATATTTTCAATATCTAAAATATCATTAAAATTTATATCATCGTCAACAAAAACTTGTTTTAGTGATAAATTTGTATTTGACATATATAATTCAAAAATATCTTGTTCTGAATATATTTGTTGTCCATATGAATCAATTTTCATCGTTTATAAACTGTATTTCAGCGGATTTTTGCTTAGTTTTCTTTTCTTTATAAGAAAGACCCAAATTATCCCATTCATTTCCGTTTTTAACTAACCGTACAACTTTGTCCTTTTTGTTAGTACACTTCTTGTCTGATAGTTTTGCTCCGCTATCAGTCCACCAACCCTTGGTTTCAAATGGTCCTAAGTTGTCGCCAGCAGTACAAATAAATTGTACATTGTCTCCTATTGTACTTCCTATAGTAATTTCACTTATAATTAGTTTACCCTCTGTAATAGCATTTAACTTAATGAGTAACATAAGTGCTACCATTTGGTCATATGGATCTTCTGGTATCGTACAGATTTTGAAACCACAATCAATAAGTTTGTTAATCTTTTCATCATGTTCCATATTGATTATAACAGCACTATCCAATATCTCGTATAGGAAAGCTTTAATTCTTTCCATAGCAATATGCTGTTCTCTTTCAATATCAGAAACAACATTCATTTTAATATCACACTTATATTGGTTAACCAAAAATTGATTATTAAAATAAACTGTGTTTGAGAACAAGAATGTTTTGACGATTTGTATCATTGTTTACTAATGTCAATTTTAGCATTCATTTTCTGTTTGTCAATCATTTCGGTAATTCTTTTTTGATATTCTTTACGGTAGCTTTCTATAACCATAACTACTTGATTTGCTAGACTACTATTACCCATTCTACGGGCAAAAGATTCTTTACGGGACAAATCCGAAATTGTAGACTGAATTTCTTCCAGTGTTTTTGATGATAAATCAGTTATAAAAGGGTGTTCCATCACCCTTATTTATTACCAAGTATTTAGTGTGACTCTTTTCCAAATATCAGTACCATTATAGCTTGATACTGAAACAGTTCCTGTACCGTTTGTTAATGCAAGATTGGCACCTGCTGTACCGCTTGTTCTGGTTGCACTTACTGTTAAACTTGTTCCGCCTACTACAGTGTTAATATAGTAAACTTGATTAGCAATTATACCACCTATATTTGCAGCAAAGACAATAGGTTTATTGGCAAGCATGCCTGTTGTGCTATTTACAATCACATGATTATTACTGCTATATGTTGCTGTGGCTGTTGTTGTAATGGTATTAGCACCACCTGAGTTATAGGTTCCTGTACAAACATACAAATAGGTTGCATCTACTGCTACTGTACCAGCTACATCACCCTGAAATCCTGTAGGGGGAGGTGTTCTTGTTTGTATTTGGGCTGTAATTCTATCTCTATTGAATGGTTCAATAACAACTGTATTACCGCAATCTGTAGATGAAAGTCTATAATCAAGTTGGTTCACATTATAAGGTGCTGTTACCGTTGCTGTTCCACCTATATTAACATAGTTTTCTAAAGTAGAAACAGTATTTCCATTCGCTATACTATTAGGAAAACTTATTACCGCGTTGGCGTTGCTTATAGAAAATAATAGTTGTACATTACTTTGTGTATTGGCAGGTGCCCAATTTGTAAGTTGAAGTGTAGTATTACCTGCTATTGTGCCAGATTGAACATCTGCTTGACTTACATCAATAACTAATGTTCCTGAAATAGAATTACCTAAATTATAAGTACTTGCTCTGAAATTTTTAGTCAACGCATTACTAATAAGGGTATTAGCCATGTCGTTGTTTAATGTAGAATTATCTAATGCTGCTTTTAAAACTACCTTATTTTGTAAATCGGTAATTTCAGTCCCAGCAGTATCCAAATTAGTTTTAATGGCTGCAAAATTATCACGGAAACCCTGAGAGTTATTGTTTACCCCAGGAACAGGATAATTTACATTGATACCATTTGTGTTTATTGAACTCATTCTATATTCCAGTTTATCTTATATTTATGTTTTACCTATTTGGTAAAATTGTTTGTCTAGGAAATAATACATAGAAATCCTTACTATTTAATGGGTCAGGTACAGGGTTAGCACTGGGTAAGCCTGTCCAACTAGGAGGTACAAAGTTATTGTCATAATCGTAAGTAGCACTTTTATCCACAGTAAATCTATCTATTTCAAAATTAATAATGTTTAACTTATAAGGCCAGTTTGTGTTGATATTATTTTTAATTGTTTCACTAAATCCAGGTTTTGTATAACAAATAACCCAAGCTTGTGTATATCCTAATGTGCTTCCATTTAGTTGCTGACTAGTCATCCATTTAGGTAAAATTCTACTATCCTGTTCCTGTCCTAAAACATCTGCTACTCTGTTACGCATATTATATAAACTATTTGGATACAAAGTTCTTACTGAACCTGGTGACAAGCTTGTATAAAAATAAGGTTGTCCAGTAGTAGTCCAATTATTAAAACTATAGCTGGTATAGATATTTGTAACACTTGTAAACCAAGGACCTTTATTTAAACTTATTGGAACTGGCCAGTGTACACTACTACTAATTGATACACCTTCAGGATTTTGTAAATTGTCTATAACTTCACTGTAAACAACTTCGTATATAATATCACCATTTTCATCTCTGGCAATAGCAGTTTTTATTTCTCCTAAAGTTATATTTCTCCAATAATGATTTCTTGTAACTGCATTTAAATATTGGTCTATATCACTAGCATATATTCCAAATGCATGTTCATAAATTACATCCCTAGCCTTTCCAAAATAAACATCAAAAGGTCTGTATATAACATTTTCAGGTATAAGAGTGTTATTATCTAGTAAGGTTCTTAGTATCTGTCTATCTTGTAAATTAGGAGTTGCTTTTATGTATAGCGTTTCAAATACTTGGCTATACTCTTGTAATACTGTAACAGTAAATGTTTTTGTACTTGTTATCAACGGAAACGCAGGACTAAATGCTTCAACAGTGGCACTAAATGTTGTTGTAGTATTCTGTCGCTTAAAAGTTGTATCAGGTTGTTGAGCTATCTTACCTATTATTTCTCCTGAATCCAAAAATGATGTATTAGGAGGAAAGTTTCCTGACAAAACTCTATATTTAAGAGGTACACTGGCTTCTGCCCGTACATTTAAAGTACTAATTGTACCGTTAAATATTGTTCCTAAATCATTTGGAGTAATCCATACAATAGTTTCACTAACATTTTTAGCAATGTTAAGTTGGAATTGTAAGAATCCTGAACTTATACTTGGATTACTAACTTTTGAAACACTTACTAA